CATCAAGGCCCAACTCGCTTAGACGGGTCAACGGTTATCGGTGAGGCTACAGTTGTGAAGGTACGCCCTGAAATCGGAGGCCGAGAATCAGCATTAGCCGAAGTCGTTAAATTCGCGCTTTTGGAATATTCTTGCGACTTTCGAGGCAACATTACAATCATCGATTTTGTCGCTAGATAATATCAAACGGGGCTTCGGCCCCACAACCAGCTAGGAGGAAGCATGAAGGTGCTAGATTTATTCTCAGGAATAGGTGGTTTTAGCTTGGGGCTGGAGGCTGCTGGATTTGAAACCGCAGCCTTTTGTGAATACGACCAAGAGGCTCAAAAAGTTTTACGCAAGAACTGGCCTGACGTTCCTATATTTTCTGACGTTAGAACTTTGACCAAACAGGAGCTCCAAGACAATGGAATACAGAACATCGGACTTATTTGCGGCGGATACCCATGCCAGCCTTTCAGCCTCGCAGGAGAACGGCGTGGCGCAGAAGATGACCGTCACCTCTGGCCAGAAATGTTTAGGCTTGTCAAAGAACTCAGGCCCACTTGGGTCATTGGAGAAAATGTTGCTGGGCACATCAATATGGGCCTCGACGAAGTGCTCACTGACTTGGAAAACGAAAACTACACCGCAAGGACGTTTGTTATTCCAGCTTGCGCCGTCGATGCTCACCACAGACGGGATCGAGTCTGGACTGTTGCACACGCCAACAGCCACAGCGAATCAGATGGCCCCAAGCATGAACAGCGGATGGTGGAGAACGCCAGCAGCGGATCAGGGCGGGACTCCGAAAGCATTGTTGGAAGGCAAGACAACGAGACCGAGCGGTCACAAGATACAAATACGGTTGCAGGATCAAGTGAAAATGTGGCCTACACCAACGGCTCACAATGCCAAAGAAACAGCAGCGCCATCAGAACATCTGCGAAATACTCCGACATTGGCGGCCCAAGCTGGTGGAAGCCTGAACCCGACGTGGGTCGAGTGGCTAATGGGGTTCCCAGAAGGTCACACAGACTTAAACAGCTAGGCAATGCGGTAGTTCCTCAAGTAGTAGAACAAATTGCAAAATCAATATGGAGGATAGAGTATGCAACCAACGAGAACTGAGTTATTAGAAGCATGGATGACCATAATCAAGGTCTTGGACTATTACGGGCCTGATTATGTGGACGAGTACCACAAGCAGGTTTTGCCAGATGTCCTGTCTTTATTGGATAAGCTACAGAAGGAAGAACGATGAGGATCATCAAGTATCGTTTCACCAACCCATCTGACGGCGCTGAGTACGGTGGTCTGTCTACCACTTTGAAGGAAGCTGAACGTACAGCTCAGTCAGTGACAGGTATTCAAGGATCTTGGTGGTCAAAGAACTCCAAGTTTGAGTGGGAGGTCTTGCAATTTAATCGTAAGACTGACGAGCTTATGGAGGCTTTACACATGGCAATGGAGTTCGCGCACGATGTGCATGAGATAGCGCCAAGAAACATCCCCATCGTAAAAAGGCCAAAGCCAGAGCATCTAAGAGGCCCGTGGAGGAAAGCCGTATGAGTAATTACCCTGCTGGCGCTTGGGAAGATCCCAATGCGCCTTGGAACGAGACAGATGAAGTCTTATGCCCAAGATGTGGTGAAGGCATTGAAGAAAGCACCAATAACTTCTGGCGGGAGGCTAAATGCCTCGATTGCGGTTGGGAATTAGATTACTTTTTGGAGTAATAATGAGACAGATCTATCTTTTAAGCTACATCACGATGTGCCTAATCTTCATGATCACCATGATCCTAGCCTTGCCTGTCTTTGTGCTATTATTCATTGAAGGATACATAGCCAACATCTTTAAGGACTCCTATGGGCACAGTAACTCAATTCACTGGCAACGAGGTAGAAGAATGCCTGAAGGAACTGTTGAAAGACGCGAGACAGGGCAAGATCACATACATTAAGTTCTTAATTCAACGTGAGGATGAGGATTTTGTTGAATGGGATCTATGTTATACAGGTGAGAAGTCTTATGACGTTCAGCATCTAATGGCTGAGATTGGCTATTTATATCTGGCAACTCAGGAAATATTTACCGAGATACAGGAACTCGCTGATGAAAATTGACATCAGAGACAACATCAAAGAAGTAACTAAGCAGCTCAGTCGTGTTCAAAAGAAACAGATACCGTTTGCAGCTATGCTCACGTTAAACGATGTGGCGTTCATGGCAAGGAAGGAACTTAGAAAGCAAGCTGAGAAGAAGTTTGAAAATCCAATACCGTTCACCTTGAATGGTTTCCAAGTAGTCAGAGCAAAGAAAAGCAACCTGACATCAATTGTATTCATTGAATCAAAGCGGTATGAGTATATGAAGTTCGAGGTCTTCGGTGGAACAAGGATGCCTAAAGCCAGAGCCATTGTTGTTCCTACCAGTAAGATGGCGGTCAATAAGTACGGCAACATGACGAAGAACAAGATCAAGACATTGCTTGGCAAAGATAACGTATTCAGTAAAACGATCAACGGTAAGCCAGGTATATGGCAACAGAACAAAGATCGAAGCATGACCCGTCTTGCTAGCTATAAGGACAACGCGCCATACAAGCCAATCTTCCACTTCGACAAGATAGTTAAAGGCATCGTGAATAGTAAGATCAATGCAGTGTTTGAGAAAAGAATCAGAGAAGGATTGGCAACCGCCAGATAAATCGATCAGTTGACTATGCCCGTAAGATAAACGATAATCTTTACTTCAACGGAGGAATTGAAATGAATAGATTGCAAAAGATATTGATCGGGCTGGCTGTAGTTGTAGTGATTGGGTTGGTAGGACAAGCAGACTTCAAGCATGAGCAAGTCATGTCTAAAGAATATCGAGACAACGTATGCGGGGGCTACTGGCCCGACTATCAGAACCTCAAGCCGTCCTGCGAATCAAAAGGTACTCCTGCGACCTTTACCCGTGGGTAAATTCGCACCTCGGTCTTCGCCTAGCGATGGAATAAGAACAGCCTAATTTAGAACGGAAAGTTATATGGCAAGCACTGGTGGCGTAAAGTTGGGCGGAACTTACGATGAGGCCCGAACTCGAAAGATGAACGCAGAGGCGGAGCTTTCAGAATTAGAGTTGGCCAAGGTTAGAAACCAGCTGGTGATCGTTGAAGACGTTGTGAAGGCTTGGACTGACACTCTGGCTAATCTGAAGTCCAAAATTACAAGCATTCCGTCTAAAGCAGCGCCAATCATTGCCAGCGAAACGGAGATTGGTATCATCCAAGAGATCTTGACTGATTTCCTTAACGAAGCATTGGAAGAACTATCATCTTATGAGCCAAAAATTTCAGCGAGCAGGACTAGCAAATCTAAAGGAGCATCTTCGGCAAGCGATGGTGACTCTGAAGCCGCCACCCCGCCTAAACGTAAGCGCGTGGGCAGACCTTCAAAGGCGACTAGACTCGCAGACTAGCGCGGAAGCTGGGACTTGGCGAACGTCTCGGGCTGAGTATCAGCGAGGCATTATGGATGCCTGTTCTGACTACAATATAAAAGAAGTCGTTGTCATGGCTGGCGCTCAGTTGGGTAAGTCAGAGGCATTGCTGAATATTATTGGCTATCAGATTGACCATGATCCCTGCCCGATTCTGATGCTACAGCCTACAGAGTCTATGGCTCAGTCGTTCTCAAAGGATCGTATTGCTAACGGCCTACTTAGGGCAACGCCTTGTCTGTTCGGCAAGGTAAAGGACCCACGGGCGAGAGACTCTAACAATACGACTTTGCACAAGATCTATCCTGGCGGCAGTCTTTCTCTGGTCGGTGCTAACTCACCGGCTGGTCTTGCTAGTAGGCCGATCAGAATAATACTCGCAGATGAGGTTGACCGATTCCCAGCTTCAGCAGGAAGTGAAGGTGATCCGCTATCGCTGGCTCGCAAGAGAACCTCTACCTTCCACAACTCTAAGGTCATTGCGGTTAGCACTCCGACGATCAAAGACGTGTCTAGGATTGAGGATGCTTACGAGAAGTCCGATAAGAGACAGTACTATGTCCCGTGCAAGCATTGTGATCATACTCAGACCCTGATCTGGGCCAACGTGAGATGGGTTGATAGCGACCCTGACACTGCTGGTTATATGTGCGAAGAGTGCGGTGGGTTATGGTCCGATGCAGATAGGAGATGGTCTGTTCGCAACGGACAATGGGAAGCATCAGGAGAGTTCAAGGGTATCGCTGGGTTCAAGATATCTGGACTGTATTCTCCTTGGACAGCACTTGCTGACGGTGTTCGTGAGTTCCTGTCGGTCAAGAAGAACCCTGAGCAGCTTAAAGTATGGACCAATACTTACTTAGCCGAGCCTTGGGTGGATGCTGGTGTCACTATTGATGAGATGAACTTGTTCCAACGTAGAGAATCATACGACAAGGTTCCTAAAGAAGTGGTAATTATTACTGTCGGAGCAGATGTGCAGGATGACAGATTAGAATTGACCTTTGTTGGATGGGGGCGCGATGAGGAATCGTTCGTCTTGGATCATGAGATCTTGCCTGGAGATCCGTCAACGCCTCAACTGTGGTCAGCCTTAGACTCTCAGTTAGCTAGGACGTTTGAGACAGAAGACGGCAGGATTCTTGGTGTTAGAGCTACGGCGATAGACTCTGGCGGTCACTTTACGAACAGCGTCTATCAGTACTGTCACAGGAACTTTGCTCGCAGAGTCTTTGCGATAAAGGGTGTGGGCGGAGAAGGTAGAGCGATTGCCGGTAAGCCATCAAGGAATAATGTGGTAAAGTGTCGCCTATTTCCTATCGGTGTTGATACGATTAAAGACCTTGTCTTTGCGCGTCTTAGAATTTACGAGGCTGGCCCAGGATACATAAACTTCTCTGATACGTTGAACGAAGAATACTTCCGGCAGCTTACGGCTGAGAAGATAATAACGAAACTTGTCAGAGGATTTAAAAAGAGAGTCTTTCAGAAGATAAGAAATCGTAATGAGGCTTTAGATTGTTATGTTTACTCTCTAGCCGCTTATAGTATAATCAACGTATCTGTCAATAGCATTGCGGATAAAATTCAGGCAAGATCTGAAAGACCAGAGGTTCCTGAAGAGCCAGAGGTCCAGCCTGTAACTAGAAGAAGGCCAGTGCAACGAAGGCCTAGACAAAACTATACGAACGCATGGCGGTGAAATGGCAAACCTATTTGATGCTAGTAATTACCCAAGCCAAGAACCAGAAACCTTGGTGGTCGGTGATCGGTGGGTTTGGCAACGTCCTGACCTTGTTACGGATTATCCGACAGACCAGTACGCTTTAACGTATGAATTTCATTGTGAAACTGGCGGCGGTGGTAATCATCAGTTCACTATTACGGCTTCAGAAACGACTACAGCCTATATCGTAGAAGTCGATTCATCTACTACAGCGAACTATAACGCCCATCAGTATAAGTGGTATGCGTTCATCACAAGGACTTCTGATTCAGAAAGAGTCGCAGTTGATAACGGTTTGACAACCTTGGTTGCTAACTACGCAGACACAAACGCAGATCTTAGGACACACGCCAAAAAGGTCTTAGACGCTGTTCAGGCTGTTATTGAGAACAGGGCTACTATCGACCAAAGTTCATTCAGTATCGCTGGCAGAAGCCTTTCTAGGATGTCTATCGATGAGCTATTTACTGTCAGAGATAGATACCGCGCCGAATACAACGAAGAAGTCAAGAAGGCTCGAATCCGTAACAAGAAGCCGAGCGGCAACCTAATCGGAGTAAGATTTTAATGGCTTGGAATCCGTTTAAACGTAAAGAGGTTCGCAAGGCGGTCAAATTACAAAGATCGTTTAAAGGCGCTCAAGGTGGTCGGCTATTTGCCGACTTTTTTAGTTCATCAGCTTCAGCAGATCAGGAACT